AGAATTTCTCTATCTTCGCCGGATAGGTCATAGCATTCGGTCATTGATAAGCCACCTCTCATCCACCATACTAGTTTGTATAAAGATGCTTTTAATTCTTTGACCTCTCCTTCAAGAACCTTAACCTCGTTTAGGATTTGCTCGAGGCTCCATGCTAAGATTCTTATCCGAAAAAATTTGATTGATCGAATTGAACTGGGATTTGATATGTTTTTGGAGCGCCAGCCGCAAGTTCTTCTTCAGTTGCAGTAACATCTAAAGGTGCTTGAGTAAACTTATCTTTTTGCATTGCTATATGATCTTGAATTCCATTATAAACTGTAGCGTCACAGTTTTCAAGAAACTCTCTAATATATTTTGTATTAACTACAGCTTCATCAGAATCGTTTGGCTGTATTGCAACTACACTATTAATAACAACATTAATATTGATTTCAGTTAGATTTTTAAAACTTGCTTGAAATCTTTCTAATTTTTCTTTGTCGTCTATACTATCATTGTTTACAATAGCAAAGATTCGTTGTTGCTCAAATGCCTTTAATGCTTGACTGGTCATTGTTTTATAATCAACAGGTTTAATCTGTATTTTAAATCCTGGAATTTCAAATGTGTCTTCATAAACAGCACTTTGATATCTATCAAAGATAGTTTGTAAATCTAAAGAAAAGTCTTTAGTAATGTCAGTATTAGGTACTACTGCTGACATATCAATTGTGTTTCCAAAACTTGCCATTCTAATAGCAATTAGGATTGCATCTGAATCGATTGAAGGCATTTTCCAAGCATCTTTAATGTTTGGCATACAACTTTGAACTACATCAACAGTTGCTTGTCCATTTAATAACGCATCTGGCGTTTTGAATGTAATTTCGTCTTTGGCTGTCATTGCATATACAGGATACTCGCCTGTTTCAGTTTTTTCTAAACTGTTACCAGGCCAAAAGTTTCCTTCACTTGGCAATTTGATGTAGATTTTAGGTTGTCTTAAATGTTTAACAAGTGGGTTACCTTGCGGTTGTGCTGTGGGTATTCCCGTTGCTCCCGCTACTCCAACTTGTTGTTGTTGTCCTACACTCTGCATTTGAGACATTTGCTCTTGCATTTGCTTCATTTGTTCTGGTGTAGGGTTATTATTATCTACCATGTTTATATCTCCTGCTAAATACTATTGTGAATGTAGCAAACTTATTTATAGCTATATATAATGTGAGTACTTAATAATGGCCGTTGTAAAAATTGATATACCTGGAGTAGGGCAAGTTACTGCTGAAAATGCGGCTAGCGAGCGTACCTTACAGGAAATACTAAAAGCATTAAATGCAAGCAGTAGTCCGTTTAATACTAGACAAACCACAGGTGGTGGCGGAAATAGTGGTGGCAGTGGAGCTTCTGACGAATTAAACAAGTTAGGAAACCAGTCTAAAAAAACATACACTGGTTTAGGAGTACTAGCAAAAATAGCTGGAACAGTACTTGGAGGAGCATTTAATTTACTAGCTTCTACAACTGGAGCGGTTGTTGGTTCGTTTATTGGATTAGGCAAAGAATTATTACTTGGCGGAGACAGATTAACTGACTTTGCAAATAAGATACCAATTCCTGGACTGTCAGCTCTTGCAGGATTGCTTGATAGCCAAATTGATCAGTATAGAGCATTATCAAATGCTGGAGCAGGATTTTCAAATAGTATAATTGAAATATCAAGAGTAGCGGCACAGGCCGGAATGCCTCAAAAAGAATTTTTAGGAATGGTTGCTGAGAACTCACAGCAATTAAAACGTTTTGGCGGTAGTGTACAAGGTGGCGGTAGATTATTTGCTGAAATGTCTAAACAAATGAGAATGAGCCAAACAGGTATAAATTTAATGAACTTAGGTTTTACTGCTGGAGAGTTAAACGAAAATATGATTAACTTTTCCGAATTAACCAATATGGCCGGCACAAGACAAAGTTTAACAACACAACAATTGATAAACGGATCTCTACAATATTCAGATACACTAGACACACTATCAAGAACAACAGGTAAACACAGAGACTTAATTGCACAACAAGTAAAAGACATGATGAATGATGCAACTATGCAAAGAGCAGTACAGATGCATGGAGAAGAATTTGCATTAGCACTTGCGGCATTACCTGATGGAACAGATAGTCTAGCTAAAGCTGTTCTTGATATGGTTGATGGTATTCCGCATGATGATGTTACAAAAGGATTTTTGCAAGTATCTAAAACATTCCAAGACGGTGCAGACAAATTTGGAACTATGTCAGCCGCAGAAAAACAAGCATTCCTTGCAAAAGTATCTCAAGAAACTACGGCTTATGTTGATTCGTTAAGTGTAGAACAATTAGAAAGTTTGAAGCGGAGCGGCGGAATCATGGCAGATATTGTTAACGAATCAGCTCAGCTAAGAAAAGTATCAAAAGCTGAAATGGATAGGATTGCGGCAGAAAAAGTTAAAAAAGATAAAATTACTGAAAAACTTACTCAATTTGAACAAACAATCGCAAACATTAGAAGTAAGATCAAACTAAGTTTAATTGATAGTGGAATATTTACAAAAGTTACAGATACAATATCAGCGTTTATTCCTAATGCTGAAGAATCAAATACACTGTACGAAAAAGCTAACGTATGGTTTAACGACAATATTTTGCCAAGTTTGAAAAAAATATACGATTGGTTTACCAAGGAAGGTGAAACAGGAACTACAGGAATTAAAAGTTTCTTAGACTGGTTTGAAGTCACAGCATTACCAGCCGCTAAAAAAGCATTCAACTACTTTACAAATTTAGCTACAGCCAAAGGCAGACAGAAATTAAAAGATGATATAATGAAGGGTGTAACTGATATGGCTAGTAGTTTAATGGACAGTGTTATTGCTTGGATTGTTGATCCTGCAAATATAGTTAAAACTCTTACTGCGGCACTATTATTGCTTAGTCCAGCAGGTATGTTTATGACTGCGGTTAAACTTATTATTGGAGGTATTATAGCTTTGATAGGTTGGGAGCAAATAAAAAATGCTTTCGAGGGCTGGACACCTATCAAAAGTATAGTTCAAGGTATTAAAGACATGGCAAAAGGATTTTCGGACTGGTTTACTGGTTTCTTTGATATAGATTGGGGTGCAATGGTTGGCTCAGTTATACCAAACTGGTTGAAAAAATGGCTACCAGACAGTTGGACTGGTGCAGGTGCAGGACCAACTGATGAAGAAGTTAAAGTATCTGAAAGAAAAAAAGATGCAGATGAAGCTCAAAATCCAGAACCAAAAAAGAAAAAAGAAGAAAAAGAAACCCAAACAGCAGAAAATACAAAAAAGAAAACAGAAGAAACTGCAAAATCCACTTCAGATTCACAAACCGAGCTTGCGATGTTAAATACTAGTATGAAACAGCTTATTGAATTGACTAGAAACAACACAACAGCAGTTAAAGCACTAAACGGAAATTTAATAAGAAGTTAAGGAAAAAATAATGAGTTGGAAAAGATATTTTACGCCAGTAGAAGGCGACGCAGGAACACGTAGTCCTTTAAGTATGGGACAAGGAACACAGCCAGGTCCTGCACGATCAAACTATTCAAGTTTTCTTCCTGATGTATACACAGGCGCTCCTAACAGAGTTGAGCGTTACGGACAATACAATACTATGGATCAAGACAGTGAAGTAAATGCCGCACTTGATATCCTTGCTGAGTTTTGTTCACAACAAAACCCAATTAATAAAACAAGTTTTACTGTTGACTTTAAAAAGCCGGCTACTAATTCAGAAATTAAAGTTTTAGAACAATATTTACAACAATGGACTAAGCAAAATAGCTTTAACACACGCATGTTTAAAATTGTGCGTAATATTTTTAAGTTTGGTGATGCTTTCTTTATTAGAGATCCTGAAACTGCTAAATGGCATCACGTTGATCCTGCAAAAGTTTCAAGTATCATTGTTAACGAATCAGAAGGCAAAACACCAGAACAATATATTGTAAGAGATATTAATTTAAATTTTGTAGACAAAGTAGCAACAACACCTTATACTACAAACGGTAATGCAACTGGCGGCGGTGACGGATACTTAACCGGCGGTGTTCGTGGTATGGTTGGTAATACACAAACATCTGGTTCAAGTGCAGGACGCTTTGGTCACGATAAAACTAAAGAACATGCTATTGATGCAAAGCATATGGTACATTTAAGTTTAAACGAAGGCTTAGACAACAATGCACCGTTTGGTAATTCTCTATTAGAAGGTATATTTAAAGTATACAAGCAAAAAGAATTACTTGAAGATGCTATTATTATTTACAGAACACAAAGAGCTCCAGAGCGTAGAGTATTTTATGTTGACGTTGGTAACATGCCAAGTCACTTAGCTATGCAATTTGTTGAGCGAGTAAAAACAGAAATACATCAAAGACGTATTCCAAGTAAAACAGGTGGTGGCACAAGTGTTATTGATAGTGCTTACAATCCATTGTCAACTAACGAAGATTACTTTTTCCCACAAACAGCGGAAGGACGTGGATCTAAAGTTGAAACACTACCTGGTGGTACTAACTTAGGTGAGATTGATGACTTAAAATACTTTACAAATAAACTAGTAAGAGGTTTACGTATTCCAAGTTCATACTTACCAGCCGCGGCACAAGATGAAGGTCAAAGTTCGTTTAATGACGGCAGAGTAGGTACTGCATACATACAAGAGCTACGCTTTAATAAGTATTGCGAGCGTTTACAGAACCTTATAGCTGAAGTATTCAATCAAGAATTTAAACGTTACCTATTAGAAAAAGGTATTAATGTTGATATTGCAATGTTTGACTTATTGTTTCAACCACCACAAAACTTTGCAAGTTATAGACAAAGTGAATTAGATAATCAACGTATTGGTACGTTTGCACAGATTCAAGGTATTCCATTTATTAGTAATAGATATGCAATGAAACGTTTCTTAGGCATGAGTGATTCAGAAGTAGCAGAAAATGAACGCTACTGGAGAGAAGAAAATGATGAGCTTTTATCTACACAACCAACAGACGCTAGTGCAGAAATGCGTGGAGCAGGTATTAGTGGAGCAGGTATTGATGCAGACATGAGTGCAGGAGCAGATATAGCACCAGAAGGTGAAGAAGGCATGGTTACTGGTGAAGGTGAAGGAGTTGACTCAGTAACAACACCAGATGCAGGAGGAGATGTCGGCGCAGAAACGCCTCCGGCATAAATACATACATGATACTAAGAGAATTATTTTATTTTGATAAAGAAACAGTTGATCCTATTGAGGATAAACGCTACGATGCTACAGATGATAAAAGCATTGTCAATCGTGATGACACACGTAAAACACGTTTAACATTGAGACAAATTAATAAAGCTCGTAGAGCATCAGAACTACATAACGAAGAAAAACAAAAAGAATTACAATTCGTACGTCAAATGTACGGACTTCAAGCACAACCTGAAGTATAGGATGTACATAAATGACTGTAGCGTTTGTTATAGGTAACGGCACAAGCCGTAAAGATATCGATTTATACCCCCTTAAAAATTACGGAAAAGTATATGCATGTAATGCTATGTTTAGACACTTTGAACCGCATTACTTAGTTGCTGTTGATGTTAAGATGATTTTAGAAATTAACCAATCTAAATGGCAAATGGAAAACGAAGTATGGACAAATCCTAACAAACAGTATAATGGAATGCAAGGCTTTAACTATTTTCAACCTAGTAAAGGGTGGAGTAGCGGTCCTACAGCATTATGGTTAGCAAGTACACATGCACACGATACAATTTATATACTAGGATTTGATTTTCATGGCGAAAAAGATCAACAAGGAAATAGATCTAAGGTAAATAACTTATACGCAGGAACACACAATTATAAGAAACAAGGTGACCCTGCAACATATTTTGGAAACTGGGAAAGGCAAACAGCATCAACATGTGATGCACATCAAGGTAAACGATTTATCAGAATTGTAGCAGATGGTGATGACTTTGTGCCTAAACAGCTAAAGAAATGTACGAATTTATCTCACATAACAATTAGTGAGTTTAAAAGATATTATGATTTTTAGACGGTTTGTATCAAAACGAGCTCGTTTTGACGCCGTTATACGTGTATTTTTAAATCATAGTGTAAATAATACTAGACAGCCTTACAACTTAAATAAATTATAGGAGAAAACAATGGCAGACAATAAATTAGAGCAAATGCTCGAAAAACTTGTTAATAACGACCGTTCTGGAGCAGATGAACTGTTTCATGAATTTGTTATTGAAAAGTCACGTGGTATCTATGAAAAGATGCTAGAAACAGATTTAGAAGATCTTGAAGTCGACGAAGCAAAGGACGAAGAAGTAGATGAATCATCAGATGATGAGGAAACTAATGAAGCTTCAGATGAAGAAGTAGATGAGTCTTCAGACGACGAAGAGACTAACGAAGCAACAGACGAAGAAGTTGATGAGTCAGATGAAGATTTAGACGAAACAACAGACGAAGAAGTTGATGAAAACTTCGGAGAATTTACACCAGAAGCTGACCCAATGGGCGGTGACGCTGGAGATGCAATGATGAAAGACATCGAAGCAGACGGCGACGAAGGTGATATGGACGACAAAATGGACGGCGATGAAGAAGAAATCGAAGACCGTGTAGTTGATCTAGAAGATGCTCTTGATGACCTTAAGATGGAATTTGAAAAAATGATGTCAGGTGAAAAAGATGGCGAAGAAGGCGACGAAGAAGACGAAGATGCCGCTGATATGCCGGACATGGATCCAGAAGGTGATGAAGACAAGGACGAGGCATTTGATGTCGGATCCGAACTTAGCGTAGAAGACGAAGCACCAGCTTTTGAAGGCACTAAATTAAGTGCTGGAGAGCAAATGAGAGAGTACGTAGAGAAAGTAACGGCTAAAATGGGCGATACTGGAACAGACGGCACTAAATCACCAGTTGCTGGTAAAAATGACATGGGTGGATCCACTGCTAATATCGCAAAAGGCGGTACAGGTAGTGAAAAAGGTTCAGCAATGTCGGCTAAAGA